CGGGGGCGGGCGCGGGGGCGGGGGGGGGGGGGGGGGGGGGGGCGGGGGGGGGCGCCCGCCGGGGGCGGCCCCCGGGGGGGGGGGGGGGGGCAGTGACCCTCCCCCCCTGTTAATGATCAGGCGGCGTCCAGCGCGGTGGCGTAAGCGGCATTGACCGCATCTCGGGCTGCCGTGTACGCGGCGCAGGCTACGTCCACGGCTGCCTCGGCTGCCGTGCGCGCGGTGCAGGCGGCCACGACTGCGGCTTCGGCAGCGTCCAGAGTGACGTAGTATGCGTCGTATGCGGCGTCCAGGGCGGCGTCGTGTGCGGTGTAGGTGGTGATGGTCATCGGGAATCTCCTGAGTGCATGTTAGATATCTGTCTAGCAGATCGCGCCGGGAAAAGCAAGAGTTAAATGCACTTTTTGCCAAAAAAACTTGTGGGACGATCGGTTCTCCCACTCACGGAACGCGCACATCAGAGGCGGTACGGTATGCGGCGCGGGCGGCGTCCAGGGCGGCAGCGTGTACGGCGTAGGCGTTGGCGACGGCAGCAAACGCGGCGGCGGCAGCGGACGCGTCGTAGACGGGGGCCTCGGCAGCACGGTATGCGGCGCGGGCGCAGGCCATGGCGGCAGCAAACGCGTCGTCGGCGCAGGCCAGGGCGGCAGCGTATGTGGCGAGGGCGGGGGTCATCGGAAATCTCCCGGATGGGTGCGTCTACTTGGCAGCCTCGGCGGCATGGTACGCGTCCCAGGCGGCCTCTATGGCGGCCTCTATGGCGGCAGCGTACGCGTCCTCGGCGTCGTTAAACGCCACGGCGGAGGCCTCGGCGGCGGTGCATGCGGCGTCGGCGGCGGCCATAGCGACATTGCACGCGTCGTTGGCGGCGTCCAGGGCGGCAGCGTATGCGGCGTCGGCGGCCTCCACGGCGGCATCGCGCGCGGCGTCGGCGGCGGCGTACGCGTCATCGGCGTCGTCAAACGCCACGTCAGAGGCCTCGGCGGCAACATCTGCCGCGTCGGCGGCGGCCAGAGCGACATTACGCGCGGCGCGAACGGCGTCCAGGGCGACGTCCAGGGCGGCAGCGTGTGCGGCGAGGGCGGGGGTCATCGGAAATCTCCCGGATGGGTGCGTCTACTTGGCAGCCTCGGCGGCATGGTACGCGTCCCAGGCGGCCTCTATTGCGGCAGCGCGCGCGTCGTCGGCGGCATGCACGGTAGCAGCGTACGCGTCGTCGGCGGTCTTGTCGGCGGCGCGGGCAGCGGCCGAGCCGGCCTTGCACGTGTCGTAGGTGGCGGCCATGGCGGCACGGTATGCGTCGCCGGCGCCGGCCAGGGCGGCAGCGTATGCGGCGCGGGCGGCGGCCAGAGCGTCGCAGTATGCGCCCCAGGCGGCGGAGGTGGCGGCGGAGGTGGTGGTGGGGGTCATGGCAACGATCCTTGTTTTGTTAGTCATCTCGGAATTGGACTTCGATCACCGCCGCCCGCGGGAGTCGCTCAGTGGCCGCGCGTGATACCGGGTCCGCCCCGTTCTCAACGTCGTAGCCCTCTGGCGTTTCATAAACGATATATCCGCCAATACCCGAACGCTCGGCGCCGCTGTTCGGGCCGTGCTCGATATATTCGCGGTCGGTTACATTCAGGACGGTATCAACCGTGCGAGCTGCGTCGATCGGGCTGGCCGCGTCGGTCACGCCCCACACAAATCCGCTGTAGATGTCGATGAGGGCAAAACGGGTCATCGGAAATCTCCTGGTTAGGGGGGGGTCTAGTCGGCGTCGGCGGCGTCCAGAGCGGCACGGTATGCGGCGTCGGCAGTAGTGGGGGTCATCGGATTATCTCCTGTTTACGTCCTGACGGATATTCGGCGACGGCGTCCAGGGCGGCAGCGTAAGCGTATGCGGCGTCGGCGGCCTCCACGGCGGCATCGCGCGCGGCGTCGGCGGCGGATTCCAGGGCGGCGTCATAAACGGCAGCGTACGCGGCAGCGTACGCGGCAGCGGGGGCCGGGACGGCGGCGTCCAGGGCGGCGGTGTATGCGGCGTCGGCGGCGTCCATGGCGGTACGATATGCGGCGCAGGCGGCGTCCACGGCGGCGTCGTACGTGGCGTCGATGGGGGTGGATTCCATGGCGGCAACGCGACGGCCTTGACCAAGGCGGTCCGCGAACGCGGTGTAAGCGGATTCCAGGGCGGCGTCGTACGTGGCGTCGGCGGATTCCCTGGCGGCAACGAACGCGGCGTATGCGGCGCGGGCGGTGGCGGAGGTGGTAGTCATTGGAAATCTCCTGAGTGCTTGTTGAAAACCGGCATATCAGGTCGCGCTGGAAAAAGCAAGATTTAAATGAGCTTTTCGCCAAAAAACTTGTGGGACGATCGGTTCTCCCGCTCGCGGCAGCGGCGTAAATGGCCGGCAGCCGCGCTCCCGCGCGGACCGGCTGGCACAGAGCCGGGCCGATACCGTGGCCGCCCCATGCTCCGCGCTCCCGCGCGGACCGGTTATCCCTCCGCCGGCTGAACCCGGCAGTCTCTCGCCAAATACCCATGGCCGGCAGCCGCCTACCTATGGCCGGCAGCCGCCCGAGCCCCACAAAAATTAAGGGGGAAGTTATCCTCCCCCCCTCACGATTATATGAACCGGCCGGCCTCGATCGCCATACGGATCGCGGAGAGCGTGTAGGTCAGCACCACCGAGAGGGACGTGTCCTTGATATCGACCTTGTTCGCGACCATCAGGGCGCGTGCTGTTTTCTTGTTCAAGGTCAGCGGGTCTGAATGAGTTATGATCAATTTTTGCGCAATCGCCACGATGCCGGGGGATCTGGATGCTTTAAGAACGGGCAACGTCTCCGTCGGCTCGGCGGTCTCGGCGGCCTCGGCGGCATCGCACGCGGCGTCAACGGCGTCCAGGACGGTATCGCGCGCGGCATCGGTGGCTTCGGCGGCTTCAGCGGCCTTAGGGGCGGAGGTTGGCCTGGTCCTGGCGGCGGGGGCAACAGCAGCGTGCCTGGCGACGGGTACGACCGCAACGAAACCGGCCGGCTCGGCAATGGGAACGCCGCCCTCGATTGACTCGGCCGCCGCATTGTACCAGGTTTGCGGGGCCTCGCCGAGCGATTCCCACACCGGGTCAGCGGCCTGGGAAATTGCCTGAACTAACCGTTTCAAAAAGACCTGCGGGGCCTCGGTCGGGAGTTGCGCGGCGGCGGTCGGATCAACGGTCCTGGCGGCATCGGACAGCGCGCCGAAAAAGGGCGCAGCAACAGGAACGGCGGCGGGGATTTCAACGACCGCGGGAACGGCCTTCTTGCCGGAAGTGGCCATGTGTGTGGCTCCTCAAAAAACAGCGCTGGTTATCAGGCTGTTAAATACATTATACCACCGTTTACGGCTGCCGCCCCTTAAAAAACGCCGAACCACTTAAAAATATCCCGGGATTGGTGCTCTAGCGGATTGACCGTCTTAGCGTTGTCAGCTATACACCGTGGACAAGCTAAGGGGCGCCGAAGCGCCCCTGTTGCTGGAAACTACAAAAGTAGTTTTCGTAGCTCGGCAACCACATCCACCTTGGAATCGTTGATGCCGGCCCAGCGTTTCCAGACCCGATTGAGCATATTGTAGTCGGTCGAGCAGAACAGGATATCGAGCGCCTCGGCCGGCGCCGTTGCCAGGATCGACAGCACCTGGCGTAGTTCCTCGCTCGCCTCGCCAAGCAGCGTCAACAGAAACCCCTGCGAATCCTCCGCCGGCTCTACGTTGTCGCGCACCGCCTCGTCATCCGGATTACGCGCATAGACGATCAGGTCGCGCTGGCGCGTTGACTTCATTGCATAAGTCGTCCAGTCGTTGGCGAGGGCGCGCTTGTATAGCGCCATGAACCATGCGGGGTTATTGACAGTATGCTCGTAACGCCTGAGACAACGGGTGAAGATCAGCGCGCACTCGGCCAGCGCATCCTCGCGGCTGCCGAATTGTTCGCTTACTTTCCAGAAATGCTTGGATACCCAAGCGCGCGCGTAGTTCTCGAAAACGCCTGGCCATTGCACATGTAGCGTAGGCCAATTGATCGGGCGCCGCGCTATCCCCGCCCTGATTTCATGCCGGTTAACCACGTTCGCACCTCCAGATAACTAAGTTCCCCGGGGTCTTTATGGCCTCGGGGGATAGGCAGGCGACGAATATAACGGCTTTTCAGGGCGCACGCAATGGTGCATATAGCGGCCATGATCTGTGACATCGGAACGTCTGCGTCGAGGGCAAGATAACGGCCCGAGCAGCAGTCCAGGAACCGGCTGATGCGCAGCAGCTTGGATGCCGGTAACGCCTTGCCGGATAAAGCAGCCGCCATAATGCCCTGCGTACGGCAGGCCGCGGCGATCTTGAGCGCGTCAAGCGGCCCTTCGACCAAAACGCCGGTATCGTAACGCGCTCGCGCTCGGCCAGGCACGTACAGCACGCCCTCATCGCTGATCTGCGCCAGGTATTTTGGATCGTGGTTAGTGATCGAGCGGCCGACCCAGGAGATCAGCGATCCGTTTTCATAGTATGGGATCAGCAGCCGCCCCGACCATTTGCCGACGCGCGCATAGCGCAGGTCGTAGTAGTCAGCGACAAGGTCGGCATCCTCGAATCCGCGCCAGGTGAGGTAGTCGATGTAGCGATCGCTTTGCGAGACCGGATCGAAATGTGACCAGACTGTTTGAAGCTGCGAAAAGCTCGGGACTCTTGCTTTCGCGGGGGAAGCAGTCGAGCTGTCAGAGTAATGTCGCAGCAAACGCTGAGCTTCGTCGTAAGAGGCGCCGAGCCGGACCAGCAATCTAGGGGCGCTGACCCCCCGATGCGTTGGATTACGAAAACAGTAATAGCCTGCTCCGTCGTATGCGACTGCCAAGTGCGTTGAGGGGTCATCATGGCAGAACGGGCACTTAATGGTGATGTTGTTGCGGGAACTATTAGGGCCGCGATCGCGCCATTCGACATGGAGCGCATCGAACAGGGAGCGCCAGTCGATCATGATGCGTTTCGCCTTTTTTCGTGCTCTATATACCAGACACAAAAAAAGCCCCGCAGCGTGATGACCGCGGGGCTAAGGAAACCGGACGGTGTGCGCCGCCGGACGGCAGAAGCGTAAAGACTACAGCAGACACCTCTATATACCGCCTCTGCCGTCCGACCGCAAGTGCCGTCCTTAGAAAAGTCAGCGACGGCGCGGCGCTGCATCATGCCGAGACTCTGCCGTCCGAGACTCTGCCGTCCGAGACTCTGCCGTCCGAGACTCTGCCGTCCGAGACTCTGCCGTCTTGGGCTGCCGTTCCAAATATTCGCGGATAGCTCGCACCGCGGTCGCAGATCGCGTTCGCTCTTCAACGACCGCGGCGGCGTCGAGATCGGCAAGCAGTGCCGACGGGATCGTGATACAAACCGTCGCTTTAATTGATAAGGGTGCGCGCATACCTGCCTCTTTGCAATCTACGCCGCGGCATGGCCCGCGATGGCGACTACATACCGTAACCGTAACCGGCACCGGAACCGTTGCCATAACCGGAGCCGTCGCTTTCACCGTCGCCGTAGCCGAAATCGGAGCCGTTGCCATAGCTGGAACCGTTGCCATAGCTGGAACCAAAGCCGTCGCCGGAGCCGTCACCAAAGCCGATGCCGCAACTGTGACCGTAACCTAAGCCGTAACCGTCACCGAAGCCGTCACCGAAACCATAGCCGCAACCGTCACCGGAGCCGTCTCCGTAGCTGTAGCCGGAACCGGAGCAGAAACCATAACTGGAATCGGAGCAGAAATTATAGCCGAAACCAGAGCCGAAATCATAGCCGTCGCCGCTATTCGTGAGTCGCATCGAAGGATCTCCTGGCCGCAGCGGTGGTTGGAATCAACTCGACTGCCTGGGTAAGTAGAATTTCCGGAACGGGAAGCGCCAGGCGACTTTCGCTCGGCTTGAGCCCGTTTATGGCGATCTCAGACAGCGTAAATGCGCCGCCCCACTTCCAGATCCGGCGGGCATTGGTAATTACAACAGCCGGCCCTTCCGCCTCGGCGAGCGTGCCAATGTGTACGCCGGCCGAAAAGGTACGGACGACGACATGCTTGCCAATCCATTTCGCGAAGATAGACACCTGTTTCTTCCTCTCGCCAAAAAACTTTGTGGGACGTAGTCGGTTCTCTCAGAGGCTATATACTGGCTTTTTCGGCCACGGCGAGCGGCGCGATGCGGTGCAGCAGCCGCGCGTTGATGTAGCCGGGATAGCAAGCATCGACCGCGTATTCCAGCCGGCCGAGATTCTGTACCATCGTCGTCGGCGTTGGCGGAACGTTAATCGCGCGTAGATATTTAGCCAGACAAGTAAGCATGCGTCGGCGCACCGATGCCTTGACAGGCCGGCGCACCATCTCGGGCAGCGCGCGAGATATGAGCGACTCGACTGCCTCGACGTGCTCGATGTAACGTGCTTTGCCATGCGCCTGGATGTAGTTTTTCAGAGGCGGACGCTCACGAGCAGGCAAACCAAGTGCGTCGATGATCGCATCCCATAGCTCGCCCTCATCCGCAGAAATCGTTTGCGGCTGCTTGCTGAACCGATATGCGAGCTGATCGTAAAGAATGCGCTGTTCAGCTTCATCAAGATCGTCGAGGGAAAGCATGGTGATCTCCTGTGGGCCTCCTGCGGATGTATTATCAGAATCAGTGGTCGAATTACAAGCATTCTCGCAAAAAAACTTGCGGGCCGGATCGTGCCGAGCAGAGCCGGGGCGGCAGATGTCACGGCTTGCCTGCCTCGAACATACTTCGCACGTCGTCCTGCTGTTCCGCGTCCCATCGCGCCTCGGCGGACGAAAGTTTTCCGGCGACTTTCAGGATTTTCAGTTTCCAGTCCAAACGCCGGATTTCCATCTCGGTCGCGCGCTCGATGCAAATCCAGCGACAAATATCGCGGGTGTAGTCGGAAATCATATGCCGACATCCTCTAACCAGACGCCATCCTCTAACCAGACGCCGCGCTGGATATATACCGTGACTGATTTAACAACGATTAGTATCACGCCAGCGGCGCGTAGCGGCGGAATTGGCTGCCGCGCGGGCTGCGGACGCGGTAGCCGATCGCCAGGATGGCGTCGAGGTTGTCGGCCCGGACCCGGCGCTCCACCCGGCGCGGCCCCTCGGCCTGAACCTGTAAGAGTTCCTTACAAGTTGCCGCTTCGTCCAGTTCACCCGATAAGCCGCCCTTGCGAATAACCTATCTTGGGTTACACTTGCCCGCAAATCGGAGGGCGCTTCGTGAGCGACGAGTTGACGAAAGACATCATCGATTCCGTTCCCAAACGGCATAAGCCGACCAGCACTGTTGGACGGGGCAGGGCCGTTAAAGAGGACATCACACCAACAAAAACGGAATACGTGGACTCATCGATTCACGTAGCTCTGGGCGACAGTCGCACGCTTTGCGAAAAATGGCCGACGCCTACGGTGATCGTTTCGGATGGCGGCTACGGTGTTCTCGGATTTGAGGGCGACACTTCCGACCATCTGGATTTGCCGCAGTGGTATGAGCCGCACGTTGCTGCGTGGTCAAGGCGGGCAACACCGTTAACGACGCTCTGGTTTTGGAACTCGGAAATTGGCTGGGCTGCCGTGCATCCAGTGCTAGAACGGCTCGGGTGGCGCTACGTGAACGCGAACATCTGGAACAAGGGCAAGGGACACATCGCAGGGAATGTGAACACTGCCAAAATCCGCCGCTTTCCGGTCGTGTCCGAAGTCTGCGTCCAGTATGTCTTTGAGGCTCACATTGATGGCCTGGTCCTCAAGGAATGGCTTATTCGCGAGTGGCGACGCTCCGGGTTGACTCTGCGAAAAGCCAATGAAGCTTGCGGCGTCGCTGACGCGGCGGTGCGGAAGTATCTCGATCAAGGGCACCTCTGGTATTACCCTCCGCCGGAAATGTTCGTTCGAATGCAGGAATACGCGAACGCGCACGGTGATCCTGCCGGACGGCCTTACTTCTCGATTAATGGCAAGAACGTCGGCTCCAAAGAGCAGTGGGCAGCAATGCGCGCAAAATTTAATTGCCCACACGGTTTCACAAACGTTTGGGACCGTCCGGCGCTGCGAGGTGAAGAGCGCTTCAAGCTAAACGGTGATTCTGGCCGCGCTATCCATCTGAACCAAAAGCCCCTCGATCTCGTGACGATGATTATCAAAGCGTCGTCAGAGGAAGGAGACGCGGTTTGGGAACCGTTCGGGGGTCTATTCACGGCTTGCGCCGCAGCGCGTCGTATTGGCCGCAAGGCGTATGGTGGTGAGATTGATCCGACCTACTTTCACTATGGCGTCCGACGCCTTAGTGAAGAAGCTTACCAGCGTCCTCTTCTTTGATGTCGAACCGCTCTTGCAAGGCTCGCCGGATCGCTGCGTCCCGGCCTTGGTCAGTTGGCGCACCTGCGCGTCAACGCTCTGGCCGTGGTCATGCCCGCCGAGGGATTTGAACCCCCACGCCATAGGGCCGCAGATTTTAAGTCCGCTGCGTCTACCGTTCCGCCAGACGGGCCATGTTGGATATATACCGCCTGCCCGCCACGGCCGATCTGGCTCGAGACGGCCAGCTCGACAGTTATGAGGATAGGGCAGACGCAACCCATTGATTTCGCACAAGATGCAGAAGATGATCCTTTATTCTGCACGAGGGACGAAACAACAGTTTCATACGTAGGCCGATATGAAACAGTCGTTTCAATCCACGCCCCCGCGCGAGGGACGACTGCTAACCAGGCGCCGCATTGGATATATGCCATGGCTGATTTAAACAACGATTAATACCGCTTCCCATCCTCCCGGATATGCCAACAGCCGGAAAGCGCCGCACCCGGTTTTACTGACAGAAAAAACGATTGGCCGGGCACGTTTCCCCGCCTAGCCACCTCCAACCCTCCCGCCTAGCCACCTCCAGCCCTCGCGCGCGCAATCAATAGATCTCGCGCGCGCGCGCGCGTGACTTAAACTTAAATCAATAGCGTAGCCCCCAAAGCGGAGCCACTTATTGATTTAATGGTTTTTAATGGTTTTTACAGACGAGTAAACTTTTTTGACGAGTTTCACCAGCAAAACAGGTTTCACTGGTGAAACACGCCTAGTCATCCAAGCCGGCCCCTCGTTCGCCATGCAGGCTTCGCGGGCGCAAACGCGCCCGCTCGCCAACGGGAGCCCCGCTAGCGCAGCCGCTACGCGACTGCTTGCAGGCTCCCGTTATCAGATCTTTTAAACACCAAGGAAATCAGCTACATGCTTGATTTGCTTGGAAAAAAAAATCACTTGCATTCATGCAAAACAGATATTATATCCACGCTGCCTCGGTTTTCTCCTGTTGTGCGATCTTGCGCACGATAGTGCGGTAGCTATTGAATCCGTCCAGGAACAGCTAATAAATGGTTCGCCGACCTTTCATCGACCATTCCACCTGGTTCTGTGTTCATACCCATCCTGGCCGGGAACAGTTCGCCGCCGATCACTTACAGGCGCAGGGATACGAAGTGTTCTATCCTGTTGTCGAAATTAAACGGCATAGGCACTCCCTCGCGATCCGACCCTTGTTCCCCCGCTATTTGTTTGTTAATGTAAACCAATTCCAGCCTTGGTCGCCAATACAATCAACACCCGGCGTCTCATATATCCTTTCGTGGCACGTGGTCGAGAATGAAGGCACCGAGAATGAGGTCGAATATAACTCCCCCGCCTCAATCGCCGCAAGCATCGTTAATAAATTGAGACAAACGGTCTGGCAGGAGGCTAAAGGGACCTTCGCCAGAATACACGAGCAGACTAGAGTTAAGGTTGTTGCCGGCGCCTGGTGGGGGCATCAGGCATTGTGTACCTGGACTAATGGTGAAAGAGCCCGGCTGCTGTTCGAGCTGTTCGGTCGGGCGGTCGAATTAGAGTTTTCAGTGGATCATCTGGAGCCGGTTAATGGTTGAACGTACCCCTCTCAGTAGTAAGGCGAAAGAAGCAATTGCACGCTCGATTAAGCATGGTTGGATCGGCCGGCAGCGTGGCACACAAAATCGTCCTCGTGCTGAGAAAACAAAAGCGGTCCAGATGCTGGTTGACAGTAGGGTATTCGGGCGTCCGACCGAATACCGGGAAGCTTATTGTGATCTAGTATATAAATACCGGCTGTTGGGCTTGAGTGAAGACCAGATCGCAGATCTACTGGCTATTTCGTTAAGTGCCCTTCGCGCCTGGAGAAAAACTCATATAGCGTTTCAAAGTGCATGGAATAATGGAGGGGAACTTGCAGACGCGGAACTGGCTCGTTCAATGTTTCATAGAGCCCAAGGTTACAGCCATAAAGCTGAGAAAATCCAGTTCGTAAAGGTCGGCGACGAAGTCGAGATTGTGCGGGCGGAATATGTAGAGCATTATCCGCCCGATACCGCAGCGGGCATATTCCTGCTCACTAACAGACAGCCACAATTGTGGCGGCGCCGTGATCTGGCCCCGGAAGAAGGGGGCGCTGTTGCTGATCAGGTTGTCGTGCGCGTGATCGGCGGTTTGCCGGATGCAGTTGAAACCAAAAATGCAGTAGAAGACAAGAAGTGAATGCCTATCCCAGTTGTCACGCTACCCATGTTTCATCCTGGACAGGCCGAAGCATTCTACATGACCCTGGCGCACGACTACGTAGCGATCCGCTGCGGTCGGCGCTGGGGCAAGACGCAGCTAATCGAGGCTATCGCATGCGATGCGGTATGCAAGGGCTGGCCGGTCGGTATCTTTGCGCCAGACTATAAAATCCTGTCAGAGACTTATTATGAGTTGTTGAGGATGCTGCAACCGATTAAGGTATCGGCATCGCGCATCGACGGCGTCATCCGGTGTACGACAGGTGGCAGAATCGACTTCTGGACGCTGGAGAACGAGCGCGCCGGCCGGTCGAGGAAATACAAGATAGTCCTGATCGACGAAGCTGCCTTCGGCAAAACCAACATGATGCAGATATGGGAGCAGGCCATCAAACCGACTCTTATTGATCTATCAGGCACGTGCTTGGTTGCCTCGAATACCAACGGTTCTGATCCTTCTAACTTTCTCTACCAGATTTGCAATGATCCCAAATACGGCTTCGTTCAATACCAAGCGCCGACGTTTTCCAACCCGTATTTGCCGGTACGTCTTGCGCACGAGACCGATGAAGAACACGCCGCCAGGCGTAAATTAGAGCTGGACAAGCTACAAGCCAGCAACCACCCGCTAGTCTATCAGCAGGAGTATCTAGCCGAGTTCGTTGACTGGAGCGGTTTTGCCTTCTTCGAGAAGGAGAAGCTGCTCGTTAACGGAGAGCCGGTCGAGCTGCCTGCTTATTGCGACCAGGTGTTTGCCGTCATCGACTCCGCCATCAAGACCAGTAACGAGAATGACGGCACCGGCGTTAGCTACTGGGCGTTCACCGATCGTGCTGCAAGTTACAATCTGATTTGTCTCGATTGGGATTTGGTGCAGATTGAGGGCGCGTCATTGGAGGTCTGGATACCCTCCGTTTTCGCCCGCCTGGAACAATATGCTTTGAGTTGTAGGGCGCGCATGGGTTCTCATGGCGCCTGGATCGAAGACGCCGCTAGTGGCAGCATACTATTGCAGCAATGCGCCAATCGCGGCCTGCCCGTGCAGGCGCTCCCCGCCGTGATGACCGCCGCCGGCAAGAAAGGCAGGGCCATCAACGCTTCGGGGCCGGTTTATCGGGGCCTGGTCAAGTTTGCGCGTACCGCCTGGGACAAAGTAACGACGTTCAAAGGTGTCTCCCGCAACCACATGGCGGGACAGGTATTTGGTTTTCGAGTGGATGATAAGGATGCCGCTCGCCGAGCCGACGACCTCCTGGATACGTTCACGTATGCGGTCGCCATCTGCCTTGGTGACAGCGAAGGGATTAGTTAGTGCATCGTCGCGCACGAAACGCTCTTTTTGTTAACGTGTTAAAGGATGCCTGAATGAGCGGTTTTGGCGCAGATACGAGTGAGGGAGGTGTCGGATTTACCGAAGCCGGCCTGACGACCAGCATCGGCAGCTCTAAGCTGGTCGCACTTCTTAGTGCCGAAGACATTATCCCCGGTTCGCCTGCGTCATATCAGTTATGCAAGGAACTGCTGGCATACCATCCGCTTGGCGCCAAAATGGCGGAGAACCCCATTGCTTTGGCGCAGAGCCAGGAGCGTGAGATCACCGTATCTAATGGCCCCGAAAGCCGCCTCGTGCCCGCATTTAAGAAGGAGTGGAGGGAGACCGGCGGCATCGCCAATGTGACCGGAGGCCCGGTTGGCGCCGATGCAATTATTCTCAATCTATATCGCACGGCTCGCGCCTACGGCATCGCCTCGCTGATCGTGGGTGATCGTAAGAATCCGACAGAGTCGGAAGCGCCGCTCGACCTCGTGAAGATGCATGAGACCGATCCTTACTATAATGTGCTCGACCCGCTGAATACCGCCGGCTCATTGGTGCTGGATCAGGACCCTAACAGCCCCGACTTCCAGAAGCCGCGCTCGCTGCGTGTTGGCAACCGCATCTATCATCCGAGCCGCTCGATTG